GTGTTAAATAAAACCTGTGTAAATGTGGGGTTTGTAATTTGATTTGAGACAATGCCAAGAGCCGCAATTTCTGCCTCGCCTTCCTCTATGTTTGGAAATGGCCATGCTTCGCGGGTGAATTGTGGCGCGCCGCCCAAGTCAAATGCCCCTGCAGCGTAACATTCTACATAATATAATTCTTCGTCGCCATTTTCATCGAATGGATAATAATACAGTGCAACATTGTTATTGTTATTGTCAGTAATTGTGCCAACAGCAGATAATGTTACGGGATTTGGTAGCGGCACATAAGAATATTGTGGTGGGCTACCACTTCCCTGCACTAATTCGTAAACGGGCTTTGCAATATTTCTCTGGGAGTCCTGGAAAAAAAATAGTTGGCCGCCAGCTAATGGTGCACCATTGCTTTTATTAACAAAGTACTGGTTAAGGCTTACTCCGGTAATATACCTAGAATCAAGGCCATTTGGCTCTACGTTGTTGCCGCTCATTTAAAGCCCCCTGATGTGTGCATATGCAACGCAAATAATTCTGTAAACCTATTGATTATAGCAGAACACCGTGTTACATTAAGTAATGTGAAAATATTAATAAGAGGTATAACATGGTTTTGTTTATTTTGTATGTGGGAATTGCTTATGGCCTTTTCTGCATAATTGCGTCGATACTTTTGGGCGAGTTGTAAACTTGCAATCATTGTTCACCTGCAAGAAATTTGTAACCCTGATAAAGTTTATCACCGGCTAAACCACCAGCCCCAAGGTAGCTCAATATCTTTGCACCTGTTTTAACCCTATTTCTATTCGCAAAGCCCGGAAATCTGTCTGATAGCATATGCATAAACTCAGGATTATTTTTCAATTCGTCTAAAATTATGTTCGGGCTTATTCTGTCTCGCTCGAACAGGTTATAACTTTCATTGTGCGGCTTGTATGGAATAACCTCATCGGCATGAAATCTTCGAATATCACGCAATTCCTCTATTAAGTGAGGATTGCCGCTGTTATTTAAAGCATTCATCGCGGCTTCATCCAGCAACCGCGCGGCCTCAGTAGCTGCACGACCAGCAGCAATTTGCTCTGGAGTAGCATTTGTCATATTGCGTACTTTGGCAGCATAGCCCCTCAAATCAGAAACGGATCGTAATGCATCATCGAAATTGGCGCCATTATTTACATAGTTTTCAAAATGTTCTGTGTATGCTCCAGGAACATTGTCTAATATTCTTTGTTCTATTTGGGGTGTAATGGTGGGCGCCCGATATGCTTGCGGCACCCCCGCTTGTTGCGCTGCTACATCAAAATCAGTATAATTTTGATTAGATATCGCTCTTGCTTCATTCCTAGCATTTAATGTTTGATTAGCAATATTGCCAGCACGAGCGATTTGAATTCCTTGATAGCCACGAATTGTTGCATTTGTAGCAGCGATCCCCACACCTGGCGTTAAAGGGTTTCTATTTTCACCAGCCTCATAAGCACCACCAACAATAGATGCCGGAATTGAGCCACCACCAGACAGTAATGCCAATGGAACTGCTGTGCCAGCGCCTTGAATTAATTTATCGCCAGCCTGCTGGTCGCCCATATTAAAATATTCATTCCAATCTGTTTTTTCAGGGCGCCCAATGAAGGAGCCAAAATCATCTGATGCACCCTTGCGCTTAAAATAATCGACGATGTTCGCTGGAGCTTGATTTAACGTATCTCCAAAGTTCAACGCACCAATTCCTAAGTTTTTCAATTTTCTCATGCGCGATTGTTGGTCAAATCCTTCTACTTCTTGCCCCAATCCATGCCCAATTTCTTTGGCATTAGATAATGCTTCCCAAATTGATTTGCCTAAATCTATAGGAGTATGGGCAGCATCCATAGCAACCTCACCCCAGCGGATCCCGCCTTTATCAGATTTGGCCCGATCATATTTACCAAGTGCCATATTTATAGCGCTGGGTGGCGTTTCTTCTCTAAATGTTTCGGCTTTCCTGGCATATTTTCCGAATTTTATCTCATTTTCTGCCATCAGTAATCTACCTCCTGATAGCCAGCATTTCTAAGCAGTTCGGCATATGCTGAGTCAGACTTCGGTACATCCTCTATATCACCATTAGGACTCCTAAATGCCACTGTAGGCTTCAGAGAGCGTTTTATGGCGCTTAAATCTATTTGTGATTCTGCCATTTGATCTGCAATAATAGGCGGCATCTGCTGGCGAATTAAGCTATCTTTAATGATAGCTTTTTGTTCATTGGCTTGTCGTAGCATTTCAAGCGTCTGTAATTTGCCCTGAATGGCAGGATAAGTATCCTTGTCGTTAGGTAGCACATCTTGAAGCCAGTTCATCTCTTGATTTGTAAACTTTCCAGCAAATGCTTTTGCAGTTTCAGTGATAACATTTTTACCGAATGTGTTAAATGTGGCTTGTAATTCTTTGGCTTTATCGGAGCCAAAATATTTTGCAGCAGAGTTTTTCCAGAAGGGGCCGACTACTTTTTCTAAATCTGGGTTTTCTAATAGCTTTAGCATTCCTTGAATACTATGCTTTTGGTTTGCTGCCGCAGTATAGGCCTCATAGTTTTGCTCTACCGCTTTTACATTGGCACTCGCAACGCCTTTCTCAAATTCTGTTTCACCAGGAGTAGAGCCTAATTGTTGCACGTCAAAACCACCAGTTTTTGGGTTATAAACAGCTGACTGGCCACCAGGTAATGGGGTTACCGATGCATGGCCCAATCCAAACTTTTGAGCAATTGCACCCTCCCGCAATCTTTCTGGGCTAAAGCCACCAACGGTACGCGAACCTTGATTTTGTGGCTTTGGCAAAACTTGTGACATATCAGTGCCATTTTGCTCTGATTGCTGCATTAAGTTCGCGCCAGAGGGAGGATTGCCCCCGACACCATTTCCACCGCCAGGATTGTCGCCATTATTCCAAATAAAGTCATGCAGTCCAATTTCTTGCTGTGCTTGCTTAGCTTTCAAGCCCAGCAACTTGTTTTCCATAATTCTATGTAAATATTCTTGTGCCATTTTATGTGGTTGCGCGGCAGCTTCGTAACCTTTTTGTACGTTACCAAATAGATTACTGAGACTCGACCAATCTGTGCTTTGTTGTGGTTGAAAACTCATTGGATTTAATGGCATATTAACCTCACAAGAACATCGGGAATATTTTCATAGCCAAATTCGCTATCTGTTGCATATCAAAACCGCCGCTATCATTAGCACTTTGGTTGCCACCAGTTTGCGCCGTTTGACCGTTGCCCATCCCCATCATTTGATGCATCATCTGCATCATGGCGTCGTTATTCTTGCCGCCTTGATATGCACCATAACCCTGTGCTCCTGCGCCTATCAGAGAGTTTATAAGATTATATTTATTGCTTTGCTGTTGCTGCTTACCAGCAAATTCGCCAGCTGCAAGATTCTGATTGGCTTGCCCCAAATAGTCAGCTAGATGGCCGGAGGCGTTATAGCCACGATTGGCTTGGTTTTCCAGCCCCTGTGCGCCAAATCCTTGTATGCCTAAGATGTTTTGCAAGAATTGCTGAAAATCCTCACCCATTAGTTTATTGACTAATTCACCACGTCCTCTCTGGTCGTCAGGAGTACCTACGTAGCCACCGGCTGCTGCCGTGGAATTAGCGGCCCGCATACCCTGTTCGTAGCGATTTTGGTATTGCTGAGAGGGTTTGTATTGCGACGAGAGTTCATTGTAAAATTCGCCAGGATTTTGAGCCATTTGCTGGTAGTTTGGTAGCCCTTGCTGCGCTTGTTGGCCTTGTTGAATGTATGGGCTATAGGCTTCCTTGCCAAACTGCGGAATAGCGTTTAAATAAGGTTTGGCATGTTCAAATGGGTTTGACCCACCTTTGATGAAATTCTGTATGCCTGGTAAAAAAGCCATGTTAAAATCCTTTTTAATATGACGAACTAATTGTCTGTATGGCCCCTGTGGCGCCTACGAACTGCATAACGTCGCTAGTACTATTATAGACTAGTGTACCAGCGGGTTGTGTGCCTAATGCCAACAGTGCGGTTATCTGCGTGGCAGTCAATACGGGGATCTGAAAGCCATTGCTGCTTAGCCATTGAGTGAGTATAGTATTTAATAGCTCGTGGTACGTTTCCTGCTGTTCGTAATCGCCATTTTTGATGTATGTTGGCAGATCATTACTGCTAGAATTATTACCGCTCATACAGTCACCAAATCCGCTTGACCATTGTTAACTATCCATCTTACATTTGACATAAACCTGAATTTAAACTGTAAGTCATTGAATATTCCCATAGATTCCCAATGTAGCTCGTTTTGCCTATGGCCCAATGGATGCAATTTGCGTCTAACGTAGTTACTCCATGTAACGCCGCCGTCTCGCGAGATGGCTAAGTCAATACACGGTATGTAGCGGCTTTCAAAATCGCTGCCATATAGGGAGTCCTCGGTAATCATTAAAGCTGTGCCATCTTCTGTCAGCATAAACTCACCTTGCTCGGTGATAATAAAAGTGGGCTGCATTGCTTCCTGATATTCTATATCACAGCCCTGCTCTAGAGTCATAGATAATGAGTTAACTTTAAATCTCGCCGCATTTACCAGTCTTATTGAATTTGTAATACGCTCGCGTGGTATTTGAAATATCAAATTTGGATCGGGCAACAAATTACCATACACATTTTCATTAATTATGTTGATGTTGGAGTCTATTATGTAAAGCGATCCATTATTTAATGATGCAAATAGCCGCAATCCGTTAAAATACATGATGATTCTAGCTGGATGATGATTAAACCTATGGTCGGTCAACTCTATGAATAATTTGGTATTAAAGTCATATGCCAAAGTCCAGTTGTCCGCCGGATTAAAGAACGTTAATTGATAAAATAGGTGGCCGCCAGACCTGTACATTTCGCCCGTAGATTGCTGTGGGAACTTTATTTTACGCAATCTATGGTCTATGCCATCAGTTGATATTCGCATGGTTTGTTGGCCATTGTACGCAATTATAATCGGTGTTGAGTCCTCATTTGCTCCAAGCCAGACCAAATATTCATCATTATCGGCAATAGTAGAAACTGATAAACATCCGTAATCGACATTGCGCGTTGGATTTCTAATATAGAATTGCAAGCCACCCACTTGCGTCCAAATTTCTGAAACCGTATAGCCAAACACCATGACATTGTTAGATTGCCCGGGGATCTTTTTGACGGCCACTGCAAAATCTGATTTAGTTTGAAGCGCTAGAACTTTCTGTAAGACAAGACTTGTATTGCCGGATGGAAAATAAACGTACCAAGTAGAGCCAACAGATGTAGTGATTCCGTTGCCAAACAGAAAGAAACTATTATGATATTCTACGTAGTTAGGAACAAGATTGGCATCAAGTGTTTGCGTTACGAGTGTAGTGTTTGGTGAACCGTAATAGTAAATATATGCATTGGTACCATCAACTATGCAAATCTGAGATGCCAGGTTTTCAGCAATGCTTACCTCGCCTGTATATGTAACAAGCGGTGGCGTAAGTTGAACGGCCTTTCTATTTGGCAATATTTTGTAAACGTACTGATTCACAACTACGATTATGAAATCACCTCGTGTGGATACATATCCACCACGACACTCCCCCTCTGGTAAAATTTCTATATATTTTTGATAGCCAGGAAAATTAACCATGAAAACATCGGATTTTTGCTCATCTCCGCCAGAGGATGGATACATATTCCATGTATGCTCATTATTTAATTTGCTATATCGCCCAAACGATGAGCCTCCGACAATTTTTACAACGGCAGGTGTTGAGTTTTTAGTGACGCGAGTTCCCATTTATTAATATCTCTTAAGATAATTAATTGCGGCTTGTAAATGCTCTATACTGTCGCCAAGTTTCCCCATACCAGAATTGCAATTACTGCAAAGCAATCCACGAGTTTTATTTGTTATGTGGCAATGATCGATTGAAAGTCTGCGGACATAATCATTTCTAGGATCTTTGCATGTTTCTATTTTTAGACAAATAGCACACTTATTATCTTGTACTGCAAGCATTTCGTTATATTGTTCGAATGTAATGCCCCGTTTTTTTAGAATTTCTCCAAAGCGTTTATTATAAGGTCTTTGTTTATAACCTTTTTTAAATGCTTCTTTATACTTTTCCTTGTTAATTAATCTATCGTTTCTAGCCCAAGCATTTTTTTTATCACGATTTTCTTTACCATAATTTATGGCATATAAGAGTCTTTTTTCTTTATGCTTTTGATAAGCCTGGGCATTTTTTAAAGCGGTACATTCTTTGCAACGATAATATTTCGTATCTTGCCAAACTTGTTCTAACGTAAGTTCGCCATGTTTTTTACAGATTTTATAAATTTTCATGCAAGTATTATACATTTAATATCCACTCGTTGTAAATCCCCTGCCTATATTAGCGGCCGCATAATTTATACCAACTGCTCTACCTAACACAGAAATACGTCGACCACTTAAGTCGACTGTTTCCGCATCTTTAATTAATCTTTGGCGGTAGATGTTTAATTGATTCGTAACTCTATCTGGTGTTTCCATATTAAACATCTGGCATATTCTGTCAGCTAATGAATACATCCAAAAATCAGTCCAAAATCCGTCCATTGCATAATAAGTATTGATATAAACGCCCTGGTCTAGTGGAAAATTAGAAAAGTTTAAGCTGTTTGCAGCAACTATGCCGTTGGTTTTTACTTGAATATTAGGGCCATATTCAGATTGCAATGTGAATTGCGTGCCTTGAATAGATGCAGTCACATATTGAATTAAAGGCGTTGTGCCGGTGCCATCTACGGTACCCGTGTTTATATAATTAACCAAGGCTTGGATAGCTGCTGTGCCACCCACCGTTGTATATGTACCCTGCAAATCTACATCATTTATGACTAGCTGGCGCTCTAGTAGAGTAAATGTGGTAGCATTTGACTGAATTGAATCGCCCAAGTTTGCAGTTGCCGCGTGCAAGTCCTGATTCAAATCCGCAAAATTTACATACATGTTTCCAACAATTTGTATAACGTACGGCTCTTGCGGATAGAAATATACAAATAAATTTACACCATGCGGCGCACGCTCATAAGTGTACGATAGAGGCAATGCAGAAATATTATTAGCTCGCGGCAATCCAAAATATGCCTTACGAGAAATATATTTCATCTCATAGCGAATTGCTTGAATGAAAAACACGCACGACTGAATATCTAGCAAATTGCGCAGGTAATACTTTTCTTGGCCTGGCACGCCATTGAACTCATAGTATGTGGTTATATACGGTATTGCACCATAATCTAACCCAGTATCTGCTAATAACTGATTAAACCATTCAAGGCCATCATTTAACTGATAGCCTTGAATCTCCTCAAACTCTCTCGATACTAACGACGATAGCTTATATGCATCAGTGATTAACTTGGTAACGCTGTAGGCCATTTTGGTTTGCCCCCATAGTTAACCCAATCATAGATTTAACTGATAGCCTGCTATCGTAAATGCTACAGTATCACTGGCTGATGTTGTCTTGTAATCGATTTCGACAACTGAAGGCACAGCCGTATTAAATGCAGTTGGCACCATAACCTGCGCAGTGTTAGCAACTGTAGTGGAGAAGGCTGTAACCTCAGCAACGTAACCCCCTGATGTATTTCCATAAGGTGCTAAAAATACTTTATCGCCAATAGCATTACCAGTAATGGATGCATTCACGAGTACATTTTCTACAGCTTGCGGAACTATCCCTAGCAGCGCACCAATTGTAGTATAAGTGGTTGATCCAGTAGTGGGGCTAGAGCCAGGAGCGACTGGAGTGCTAAAATATACTAATCTACTAGCGCCATTGCCAACTACGGTAAAGGGTAGTAAATTTTTACTGCCGTCAGTTGAAACCAAACCTAATAAACGCCAGCAATCGTAAACATATACACCACCATCAGAACTACGTCCTGTTGGTAGGGTCGGCCCTGTAGCGCTTAACGACATAATTGCGCTGCCAGATAAGCCACCTGTAGAGCAACCAATTGCGTATACATAATAAGTCGAGCTTGCAGCAATAGTTCCAACATCCAAACCACCAGCGCCACTAAGAGCGGTATTAACAGTTACGGCGTTAGATATTTCAGGAGCTAATTGCTTGTTGCTCTGATTTGCCCATGAATATCTATTGCCACCCATTATGATGTCAAAAGTATTAGTAGAGTCGCGACATTGGCCCTCTGCCACAGAGAATGTAGCGGCGGTCAAATACGATAGTAACAAGCCCTGAATCCATAGGTACCCAAGGCTTGAAACTGGTGAGAACGGCATTAGATTGCCAGTGCCGCTAGTATCTCCAACAGTTGTCATTTTAATCTCCTAAAAATCGTTAATCCAATGCATAAATATCTCGTTACAACCCACGGTTATGGTGGGAACAAAATAGCTGACGCATATTCTTGCGTTAGGAAACTGCCCCATATCGCATCATGCACAAACCCTTGTTGATTTTGTCCGAGCACAGTACCCCAGTACAAACGCATACTAATACCAGAATCTGGATCGTGTGATACGCCGGTATCGAACGGTCTTTGATCTGGTAGTTTAGGCAGTGCAACCATTAAAGGATTACCGGCCATAATCACGCCAGCACGATGAGATCCCATTACAGCAACCTGCATACCAGCAACGATTGGTCCGCTGATATTTTGTGCGTCGCCATTTGCTGACATTACAGGTCCGACAACTAATGGAGGGTAGATGTTCACAGTTACATCGTTAGAACCATTGCTTGCTGCGTTGGCTGTTGCTTGGAACTGAACTGGCGATACCGATGGATGATGGCCAATAAATGTCAGATAACGCAGCTTTTGATAGCCGGTCGTATCTTGAATTTGAAACTTATCATACTGAGCGATAGAGTCTGGATCATTAGCATCTGTCGTGCCGGAGAATGTGATTGCAGTGATTGCGCCTGTAGAATCTGTTGTTACAGATACAACTGTCAACACATTGCCTTCTTGTCCTTCGGTGCCAGCAGTATGCAATGGCAATAAGTTAGATTCAAAGAAGTCGCAATCTGATTGTCTGCCAAACTGCCAAGAAATTGCAGTTTCATCGTTGCGCTCTGGCACGTATTGATTTAAACCAGAACCTACGATATCAGGCACTACATAGTCAGGAATAATACATTTTGTCATGTTGCTTGCAGCGCCGAATGTTCTGTGCAGAACGAGGGCTTTTGCAATCTGATTATATGTGGAGACGGGATTTACACCATCGCCATAAAATCTAAAAGTGTTAGATACGAAGTTGAAACCGACGTCAATTTCGATGCGTGCGGCTAGTTCTTTAGACGCAGACTCACCGAAGATTTCCATGTAGTTTTCAACATTAAAAATCATTTGCTGGGCGGTGAAATTGTACGATACGTTGCGAGCGCGGTTGACTGCGAGAGTTGCAGCGCGTTGTACAGATGAACCCCACGTTACAATCAAGCCTTCCGCAGATACAAATCTTGGTGGTTTGTCGTAAGTGACTGTGTCGCCCAAATTTGCAATCTTTTGTTCGAAATCGATGAATTTAGTATTGGCATTTCGCACAATACACATCTGGTTTACAAGATAGCCTAAGTTGGCCTCTTGGTAGGTTATAACCTGTTCTAAAATATTGACTGGTACGGTACCGCTCATATTGTATTCTCCATCATTGGATATTCAGTAACGGTAAATTAGCGCTTGTTACGGTAAAATTTCTTCCAGTCCGTTACAGTGCGTTTACTATTATCTGTTCCCGCAGTTGATGCTCTAACGCCTGTCAGGGGCTTGATGGGGCTTACATGATTAGCTTTGGCTTTAGCGTTATCTTTCAAAGATTTAGAAAGGTCTTTTAACTCTTCAAAAGCATAAGCTGGATCTCGCCTTACTAATTCAGAGAGATGCGAGAGCCTCATAGAATCTTTATTTAGCTCGTACATCACTTCTGGAATGTTGTCCAATTGCGACACCATCACAGTAATTTCAGGAAATTTCACAGGATTGAATCGCTTAGTAACTTTTTCAAAGTCCTCGTGAACT